CGAATCTGAGAGCGTGAACCTAAAGCCCCAGGAGTAGAGATACCGAACAAATCAGGAGCAGTAATCTGATGACCTGCAAAAATGTTTTGCTGAATCATCTCATCGACACGACCGAAATCTTCTTTAGTCAAATCACTTGCTCCTAAATCTTCAACGATTGGCTTGCGTGCTGAATCCTGAACGAAAGAAAGAATAAATTTCTTACCATCCGAACCGCTGAAGCGATCCGTAAACCTTCGCTCGATGTTTCTTTTCTCATCGGGAGAAGGCTCTCCGTTAGGAAGGGTGATAAGTTTACTTGCAGAAAACCCTGTTTGTGCGTTACCTAAAACGTGCTTAGATACTTCTACATCGCTCTCGATGTAATTCAGAGAACCCATATAGCCAGGTAGTGCGTAAGTATCCAAACCTGGTCGGTACTCTTTAATGTACATTATCTGTTTACCAACTCGGTTCTGAGTATTGTAAGCAGGTATAACCTTCGCCTCTTCTTTTCTATCTGACCAATCACTCTTATACCAGAACTGCGTATTATCTTTATTAGAACGAATCTTAGTGTAGTCAATGTGGCAAATCTCAGCCAATAATCCACCGACCTTACTCCAAATAACTTCCAAGTAAGCACCTCCGAAAATCTCAACATCGCTTGACACTTTGCGAGTAATATCGATAAGGCTCTCGTATGGATTCGGAGCTTTGATGAATAATTCTGCCTGAGCATCTACCTCATCACTTTGCCAACCATTCCCGATGATGTAGTTAACTTTACCTCGCACGATAGCATTATGCTTCGCACTCTTATTGTAAAGACCCAAGAGATAAGTAGGATAATCGTTCTTATCACCAAACTCAATATACCCCACACCCTTTTTCTCTCGGTACTCAGGCTGCTTCGCCTCAGCGAAACTTAATATAACAATGTTGTCCATCATAAAGTTGTATAAGTATTATCTGTATTGTAAGATGTAAAGGAATTATCTACATCGCTATAAACATTGAAAGAGCTATTCGTATTCAAGATAGTAAACCCTGAAGGCTGAGTAGCACGAACTACAAAGCCGTTATCGGGGTTATGCTTAATGAACCCATCGAAATTCTCATCGCTAATTATCAAAGCACTTTCAGGATTCATCTTAGTTATTTAAGTACACGTTATTGTACACGTTAACATTCAATAGGTTACTCAAGTTATTCAGACGCATAATTCCATCCTCTACAAGTCCTGTCGCTAAATCGGGGTCAGTATTAGTAGTAGATGTCTGCTCGTAAATCTTATACTCCCAATCCCCTTCGGGAGAATCCTCGAAATGAGTATTTACAACTATATCGAACTCGTTATATCTTTCTTTATGCGGACTCAAATCCCCTGCGTTTAGGACCACAAAAGAGACTATCTGATTAGTTCCACGACTCTTAAACCAAAACAAATAGTTCGGAGTAGTAAGAGTCTGCTTCTCTGTCAGAGTCAGTATAATCGTAGAAGTAGAGTTCTTAGTAAAGTGAATCATACTACTAAATAGATAATTTCTGATTTTTTCCCAAAAAGAAAAACCGCCTCCGAAGAGACGGTTAATCTACCTACCTATAACGAGCCACGAAAGCATTAAGTAGTAAGACCTGCAATGATACCACTTGCTACTTCTGGAGCGAGTTGTTTTTCGCTACCTGTGATAGTCAAAGTGTAACCACTACGGTCTCCCTGAGCAGTACCTGTTGCAGCAGTACCGCCTGTTACATCACAACCCTGTGTGCGACCCAAGAGCCAATACTTATCGTTAGCATCTTGAACAACAACCAACAAAGTGTTCTGAGCGAGAAGCAGAATCTCGTTACGAGTATTCGCTTGGAGTTTATTAAGAACAATGCTGAGTTCCTGAGCATAGAATACTGTTCCGTTTTCTACAGAAGCAGTAATCGTTTCAGTCAAAGCACCTGTGTTCTTAACTAACTCATATTTACGGAATACCTTACCTGCTGATTTTGTGATAGCAGAAACGATACCAGAAGCCTCGGTGATTGCAGTCACGTTACCTGACTCAATCATCCATACCGCTTTGATACCACCCAAACTATCTTTGCAATCAAGAGTGTATCCCTGAGTTAAAGCACAAGGCATATTATTGAATTTATTAAGTTAAAAAGTGGGGGGTGATTAGCCCCCCGATTTATTAGATGATGAAAGAAGCAACCTCATCGAGGAAGGCTACGTTTACACCGAGTTTGAACTCAGCTACAAAACGAACCTCATCAGCTTCTTTAGCGTAGAACAACTCGTAACGCTCTTCTTCGTTCAGAAGGTCTGTACCGAGGAAAGCATTGCTCAGACGCATAGCATACAGCTTGCTAACACCATTCAGACCTGGAGTAGATACTACTTTGATAGAAGTACCTGGCAGAACGAACTCGCTATCAGCTTTACCATCGAAGCTATAGTTGAACATATTAGCGTTCTTCAGAGCGATGGTATAAGTACGGAATACGCTATCTGACATAAAGATAGTCGTATCATCTTTAGCTACAACCTGAGAAGGGATAGCACGATACAGAGCATCTACAATCGCAACTACGTTAGCAGCAGTGATAGAAGTAGCAGGAGTACCATAGTATGTAGTGTTGTTAGCTTCAACAGCAGAAGAACCAATCAGCTTAACAAAACCATCAAACTTATTCAGGTTTACGTTAGCAGAAGCGGTATCACCTTGCCACAAAGCAGTCTCCAACTGAGCAGCGATACGAGCAGACTTCTTGTCGTTGTACTCAGCAGCGAAAGCGATAGAATCGTAGCGGCTTCCTTCAGGAAGAGCCTTCTGCAGATACTTGCTCTCAAGAGATTTAGGACACAGAGATTCGTTTACTTTGATCTTACCAACAGTCACAGTACGTTGTGTGAAAGTAGTAGTACCAGATGCGTTGAATCCGCAAGTACCACCTGCTTGGAAGATAGCATCGGTATCCATAATGTTGATTTTCTCAGAGGATTTAACCCCTACCATTACGTTACCTTGAGCCTTAATCAAAGAAGCGGTTTTTGCACCGAGTACAGAACTCGTAACCAAGAGTGCTTCATTCTCTTTGGTATAGTTGGTTAGTGCGGTTACATCAAATGCCATTGTTGTAAATTTTAGATTTTAGATTTTTATTTTGCGTATTTACTCAAAAAGTTATTAATACGAGCGTCTTTGCTCGGTACTACTTTGTTGAATGTTTGCTTAGGTTTCTCGGTAGCATCGGCAGAAGGAGTCTGAATCAATTGCAAAACAACATCAGTCAGTTCTTTGATAGCAGCCGAAAACTTTGCTTCTGCTTCTGCCATCTTAACCTCTTGTGCTTTTTTGCCCTTCTTCATATCCTCGATTTGAGCTTCCATCTCTGCGATTTTCTTACTCAATTCTTCATCTACTACTTCTTCAACAGGAGCAGATTCAGGTTGTTTGATTTCAGTAATCACAGAACTTTCGTCAAGTACGATAACCATTCCATCAGCGAGTTCGTGTTCGCCAGCAGGAGCAGGACTTTCTTGACCTGCATCATCTACCAACATAACCTTACCACCGACTTCGAGCTTATCCATCTTGATCTTAGCTCCGTTCTTAAGTACATATTCCTTGTACTCAGGAGCAGCAGGCTCGATTGATACCTCAATCTCCTGTGCTTGGACAGGAGCAGGAGGCATCTCAGCGAACATCTGCTTGATTTGTAACAGTGCTTCTAAGGGGGTCATAAAATAATTTAACCATAAATAGGTGAGGGAGTTAAATGTGACCACATAAAGAAAAAGGGGAGCGTAGAAACGCCCCCCGATTTAACCAAAAACTAAACGCTATGAGACTACTAAGATACTTGATGTAAGATATCAATAATATCCTGCATCATTTTCTGTGGATTACTTATTCCGCTCTTCGAATAGTTAAAGACTCCCTCGACCGAGAATCCTTTTAGTTTACCTTCTTTAACGAGTTCCCAGACATCCTCATTCTCGACTTTGAACGAACCGAACCAAGAGCCATCCTTTACATCTTCAAAACCCTTCATCGGCTTGATCCCTCTTTTCTCATCGACTATCCAACTCTCGAACATCGTAACCCCTTCGACTGTCATTCCGTTATCGTGCATCAGATTTACGTTAGACTGATATCCCTTCTTAAAATACTTCTGAGCGATTTTCTTGATAGTATCTGCGGTGAATAGAACATAATACTCTCCGCTTGAATCGTAGCGGTAAATAGGAGTATCTGCCAACATAAGAGGACCAGAGATAATTCTTTCTTCTTCATCCTGAATCTCAAAACTCATTTTTTCCGATTGGCGAATCTTAGACTCTGCCCAACTTAAAGCAGACTTACCACCCCACGCATCGTACATCAACTGACCGCAGCCATCTCCGTAGCCTTTAGATTTCTCTGCGTTTTGTTTATGTCTACTCAGAAATGAATACATCCTTTTTATCGTTTCCAATGAGAGAGGCATACCTTTAGCTAACTGGTTGGCACGAATTTTTCCTGTTGATTCTCCACACGAACCCCATCCGTTCTCTTCTGCCCATTTAAGAGCCGCCTTTGCATTATTCTTAACCGACTCAGGATAATCACTATAAGAGTCAGCGAAAGCCAAGAATGACCGCTCTATCGCAGGTCTGTCCACAAGAGCCACGAAGTCCACCTCTACGTTGGATTCTTCATCTTCGTTTATATCGAGTCTGTAAATTGGTAATTCCTTTTCCATATTCTTAAATAGATTTTAGTTTAATCTTGCTGCTCTGTTAATACGAGTGATTCGTTCCTGAGAGTTAGTTACATCTGATTCCAATACATAAGAGCGATTAGTAGCAGAACCCATACGATTAATAGTTGTTTGGTCTAACTGAGTCAACTGAGCCTGTGGAGCTTGCGGAGCAATAGGAGCAGAAACAGATGGAGCAGATGTACTTCCAATAGATGGAGCAGAAGCACCACCACCTTTAACTGTCTTTAGTATTCCTCTTGCTTTATTAATTGCACCTAATACGGATACAATTTGTTGAGCATAGAAAATAGGATAAGCAAACGCAGCACCTGG